TACTTATTTGTCCTTTACTTTTTCTAAAAAAAGTATCGGAGATAGGTTAGTATATCTTGAACTCGAACCATTATAAAAGAAGTTTTCGTAAGAAAGCTTCTAGACCCTAGATTTATCAAGCCCAGTCCTTTCGAACCTCGGGAGATTAACTCCTACTCTTCGCATCTACGATCTAATCCATTCACTTTAAAAGGGGCCCAGCTATCTCGCTAGAGGTAAGCCTCGGACTCTCGTCTACCCCACACTCTTATCAAGCCCAGTACCTTTATTGATTATCAGTACCTCGGTCCTTTTCAGGACTACTCTTCGGAGCGTCAAGTGTCTGTTTCACAAGAGGGTCTCAACAAATGAAACCCTCTCCTTTCATTACTACCTTTTGGATACCTGTTGCCAGGTGCTTTCTCAACTTCAAGACACGATCAAAAGATTCTTTAGAATCTTTAGGTCGTGGTCGAAGTATCTGCCTTACGTTTCGCAGCAGCATCGTTTTCGAATACATACTACGCAACTCCATTAGATTGGACTCTTGAAACTTTTCTCCAAACTTAATGACATTTCTGCCACCACGTATGGACATCTCAATTTCCTTTAGATCTATCTTAAGGCCCTGATAGGCCTGTCGGATTTGATCTCTAATAGTAAAATATGTTAGTCATGCCCTATCATCGTCGGGGGACGGTTTATCCGATCCCGGCGGTAACAGTTCATACTCCCACTTAGGCTTAGGAAGGTCCTTCCAGGTAAAACCGGATGTGGACTTGACAAAACGTCGTCAGCGGAGTTCAACTGTTTCCAGTATCGTCACACATGACGCATAAAAATCAAGTACTCCCCTGTCAGTGTTTGCTATGATAGGCTCCAAAGCCGAATTCATTAGCACCCATTGATCGAGGATCACCGGTTTGACCCCAGAAGGGCCGAACCAAGCCAAGGCCAGATTTCTGAGCCTTTTCGGCAGATGGCTTAATACGGATAACCGGGATTTAACCCGATATCCATACCCTAACACAGAAGTGAAACGGGGGAAGGAGACACCGTATTTACGGGCGAACTCCAATCCCGCGATTCCACTAAAGAAGGCCACAGCCAATTCCGCAAGCGGAACTGGTGAGCAGTCTTCTCCTTGGACGAAGAACCTCTTGGCAAATTCCAGGACCCCCTTACGGGAGACCAAAGATTTTGCTAGACCGATTTCAACGCCCAATTCTTGCATTAGTTGCAAGTACTGACGGGCCACACGGCCCTCAGCAATTACAATGTCATCGCCTAATATGGCATAGGATGAGAAAGTTCCGATCGCATACCCGACTCTTTTAGCCGAGTGTGCGACGAGGAAGTGGTGCGTCAAGGCAAGCATCCCTCATGAAGAGAGAGCGCCCATCGGCTGACCCACGGCATACACAACGTGGCTAGGGAGACTTTCAGTTGCAAACTTTTTTGCAGTTGCTGGAAGTCTATAGCCCCGGTTGACCAATATCTCAGACCAGACTCGACCCATTGGATTACCATCTTTGGTTTCTCCCAAAGCATAATTCAATAGGTACGCCTGGAGAGATACTGGCAACCTGTCAGTCGCTGCCGACAAATCGAAAGACCAGAAACGGGTATGACCCCGTTCGATCAATCGATGAATCGGTGCCAACTGATTGTGGGTACCGTCAGTGGGAAGGTGATCTAGGAGATTGAAAATCCCTAGGTGGAGTGGCTTCATCAGTCACTGAGTCCAGCAATCAACCATTGCAAAGACCCTCACCTTACCAGCTGCCTCCTGCTTCAATCCTAAACGACCTATAGAGTGGGGGAAATCCCTGAACAAAGCTCTATCAGGTGATTCAGGATCTATCAGAGATCCAACCGTCACCGCTAACGCCTCTATACGTTTTACGAAATTCCAATATCGGTCCCTAAGATAAGGGCCCGCTATGGAATCATGGAACTCAGCGAACTGAGTCCAAACTTCGCTATTATATAGGGAGTAGGCGGCCTGCTGTATACCGAGCCAAGAAGTGGAGTATTTAAACCCCTCCTTCTCGTCCAGAGCAGCAGTCGACGGACTACTTTTATAAATCATGGCTTTCACCGGACTGTGAAGTACCTTTTTCAGGTCTCCGCGATTCGAGATTCCGACCATATGGAAGAAAGACTTAATGTCCTCCTGCCAATAGGCTTCCTCTCTTATCGGGACTCCCGGAGCCGTGATAGTAGATAACTTTAAGTATCCTTTATACTCTATAACCCTGTAAAGGGAAAATAGACTTAATCAGATACGCAAAGCTTTCTTATCACCAGCTCGTATTAACCCCCGCTGGATGCGAGGTATAATACGTGGTAATCCATCAGCCGAACGAGAAACCGCGACCTTAAGGCCGCGGGTCCCATCTAACTTCATCCCCCCCACTGCCTGCATTAAAAGCACATTACATGCTTTTAAATACAGGACCAAACCTGGTCTCCCAGATTTGGCCAGTAGGCGGAACGAAGCTCTAGTGAAGACCACTGTGGCTCTTGTCCAAGATGGTTTCTTTCCTACCAGGATTAGATCAACGATTCTGTTGAATCAGTTAATCCAACCCCTACCAGATTTTACACTGGTAATCCTATTAAAAAGAACTTTAAGTTCTCGTAATTCTCCCGAACGTAACAAAGTGATTAAGGAAACAAGTTTTCTTTTCATTTGTACGTTTAGGGCTTTCCAGTCGAAGATCCCCTCTGTAAAGTCTACCAATAAGGGTATTAGCCCGTAAGCAGACACACTTTGCAGCCAGAGGAACGGTTTACCGTCTTTTAACTTCAACTGAGGTTGAGTGACCTGGGTGGAACCTACTCCCCTGCATCAAAGATACAGAGGTACATCGTCTTGCAACACCCGTGGAATTAGGATAATTAAAGAACCTTCTAACCTTCAGTTTCCCCGAGACCCTATGGGTCAAGGGGGCTGCAGGATCCCTTCTAAGGGGGGCCGAAGCCCTAGGAGAAATAGAACTTTATCCGAAGACCAGTTCCACACTCCCAGAATAGTGGTATTATCCACTATTCAGAAAGTTACTTTTCAGGTACGCTACACTGGTTATTACTAACACAGCGCAACGCGCAGGTGAAGATTTTAACCTGGT